AACCCGAACCATAGAAAGCACAAGCGTCACAGATACCACAACTATCTTCTCGCAATAACTTTAGTAGGTAATCCAGTTTTTGCTAATGTGTCAAACACTAGTGCTCCTGTAGCACAAAGTTCATCTTCAGTATCAAACTTCGCTACTCAAGTATTAGGTGGTCCGATGGTAGAAAATCAATATGGAAATGGAATAGTTTGTTCTGGCCCACAAATGGGATTTAGCCCTTTCGTAACCACAACATTTAATCAAAGACGGCCACAAGATTACATTTATAGTACACCCGTGTACGATCCAACAGATGATGATAATAATGGTGTACCCGATAATCCAGGAAACATACTGTACTATCAAGAAAACTACAGTGGTAACAAAGATTCTTTAGGACTCAACTTTGGATTCGCATTTACATTTAATATTCCTTTGGATAAAAGATTTCAAGATTCTTGCCTCGATGCAGCTAACACACAAATAAAACTACAAAAACAGGAACTAAATGCAAAAATGCTCAACTATGAAATAGCCCGATTGAAAAATTGTGGAGAGTTAATGTTAGCTGGAATTTATTTTGATCCTAAAAGTGAGTACGCAAAATTATGTGAGGGAGTTCGTATTGCTCCAAAACCTAATCAAGTTATACCGCACACTCACGAACTAAAAATAGGCCAGTAGATAAGTCACGGGTATTAAACTCATCTACGGATAATTATTCTACCTTATCTTTCTTAGGTTTGCTTAAACGCTTAAAAGCCTGTCGTACTAAGGGTTTTACGAGATTAAGTAATAATGGAGTAGTGGCAGCAACGCTAGCAATGAGAGCAGTGCTAACAAGCTGTGGAGGATTCGGTATGTATTGCTCGATGAATTTAACGTCTTCATAGAGAGTTATACATTTACTACCATCTTCACTTCTTTTATGCCCAGATACACGCTCCAGTTTAAACTCTGAAGCATATTGGCCTACTCTTTGGTCGTTTGGTCCAGGACATTCCACAAAAAGAGGCTTATCTTCTTCTTTCTTTGGTTCGTATTTTGGAGGTTCTACTGTTGGCGGTACAAACTCTTCTGTCTGATTGGCGGTTTCGGCTTGTGTGTATTTAAATTCGTTGGGGTTATACTCCAAAGGTTCAAAACTAGGAATACTGAAGTTACCACATTCTGTATATGTTCCATATTCATCTTTGGGGTTGTCAATAAGGCTGGTTAAATTATTTCGATGAACTCTTACACAACCTGGAATATCTACAACAGGTTTATTTATGTAATTTACTGCTGGATTATTAAACTTCCATATTGGTATTTCATGTATTTGAATCTCGTTTATACTAAAACGAGGTATATCAATCGTAGGCATCTCGTCTTTTGTATATCTCTACATAAGAACTACATTTAGGACAAGTTAAATTAGTTATTACAGAATATTCCGTATTATCTTCAGTATCGTGATCGCCACCCCAGATTAATTCTGTATCACACCAATAACAATTCATTTTTTAGGTAAAGGTATAGATGGCCCTGTTGCTTCGGGTATTACATTATCCAAGACTTTGGGCATAGCACCCTGCACATTACTAAGAATTTCATTCATAACTTGAGACTTGAAATTTTCAGAAGTTACATACCTGTAACCTATTACTCCTGTAGCAGTCATGGAAGCTACCATTAGAAATGAGATTATACTCAAACAATTTGCTATTTTTTGAAACATGAAAGAAGCCTTTGCAAAAGCATTAGTACCTGTGACTATTATAACTTTCTGTGGAATCTGTGCATTAGCACCACTTTATGTAGGTCTTTCTATTATTACGACCAAGGTACACCAACAGCAATAGTTGGTGTTACAGCTTCATTTACTTCAGATTCAAGACTTGTTTCTATTTCTGACACTCTATCATTTCCTAAAGAAGTTTTTACCCAACTTAAGACAGTAGAAGCATCTAGTTTTGCAAATTCAACAAAATCTGATGGTAAAGAAGAAGGCTTGTAAAAAACAACCTCACCTGTTTTTCTAGCTTTTTCTACAGAGTCAGACATACCTTTAACTCTATAAATTACTTTGGTAACATAACCATCTGAAACATCACGTTCCATTGTGTTTATTTCCCAAGTTTTAGTGACCGCCATAATTTTTACTTGTTTATTATGATTCTACTTTATCTTGAACATTAATCAATTTTTCTAACTTTTCAATACCGCCTTGATCTTTAATAATTTGTGCAACTATTTGATTTCTGTCTTGTTGTAATTTATTTATTTTTTTAGTAGCTTCATTTTTAATCTCTTCAATATCTTTATCTATTATTTCAATTTTCTTCGTATTAAATTCTATAGAATCCTTTGTCTCTTGAATTAAATCTTCAGCAGTCATAATAAAAAATATTGTTTACCTATATTACTAAGCGGCTTCTAAAGCTGCAACTTTTGTTTCTAAAACTTCAATCTTGGCAATACTTTCTTGTAATGCAGCAGTTATGAGAGGAACAATTTTTGCATAATCTAAGCTTTGTGGAACTACTGAATTTTCGTCTTTTATATCACCAATAACTTTTCCACTTGGTAATATGTCTCCCTCTTCGTAATATCTTATTTCTGTAGCATCTTTTTCTCCGCTAACTGCTGAAGGTACAATCGATTGAACTTCATGTGCAAAAAAGCCATCATTTAAAATAGATGGTTCTGCTATAAAATTAAATCTATATGGTTTTAATTGTTTTAATCTAGTTATTCCATCTGATAATGTTACTACATTTTCTTTTAATCTATAGTCAGAAGTAGTGCTATATGAGACACCAGTAGGACTAACTACAATATTTCCTTCAAAATCATTATTAATTCTAAATTCTACAATATTTCCAGTTGTATAAAATCTATTAAGGTCTAAACAAACACCTTTATTTGAGTTCATTTTAGCTGTTGCGACAGTTTGAGAATCTTGGTTTATGTCAACTACATAAGAGTTAAGATTTAAACCTCTTGTGCTTTTATCGGGCGGTGTAGAACTTATTGTGCCCGCCACAAAAACCCCCCCAGAAGTTGTGTTTAATTTCTCACTATTATCAAAGTAAAGCTGACATTCTGAATTTTGAATAAATCTTGCCATGAGTTCTGTATCACCAGCATTTTTTACTTTCAATTCTGTAGCATTTACTTGAACTAAAGCATCACTATCTATCTGAAGATTGCCTGTTACATTACTAATAAATGAGTTTGTTCCATTATGATTAAGGCTCAAATCTGAACCAGCACCGAAAAATAAACCCTCATTATCTTCAAACCTTACATTACCATTAGATAAAATTCTAAAAAATTCAGTTCCATCGCCACCTTGAATTGCTAAATTACCATTTCCACTTCCAGCATTATCAGCAATAACTATTTTTGAAGTATGTGCACCTTGCCCGCCTATCGTTAAGGTTCCTCCAGCAGCACCATCTACGATTAAATCTCCCGAAATATCCACGCCTCCCGATACTGTCTCTAATTTAGTACTGTTATCGAATCTTAAAAAAGCTGCACCATTTTCAAATCCTCTAAAATAATACTCTCCAGCAGAAGAGCCTAGGTTTACAACATCGCTTTTTATAAGCAAAGAACCAGTACCAGCCTCTTCAATGTGCGAATTGCTGCCGTCATGAAATATGGTTAGATCATTTGAGGCTCCAAAACGAGCTTTGACACTATCAGCGAAGGTTACATCGCCCGCAGACTTGTCAAAAACTATAGTTCCAGCATCACTTTGAAAAGTAACATCTTCATTAAAATTACTTGCAGCATCTACATCAACACCACCTGCAAGAGTAAATAAATTTACATATCCACTGTTAGCGGTATTACGCAGCTTCAATATTCCTGCATTTGTATCTGCAAAAAATTGTGTAGCTACAGTTGTTGAAGGAGCAGAAGAACCAGAATTATTTGTTGCTATTGCCTGTAATACATTATTTATATCAGCCCTAACATTAGCTCCTGTGGAGTTATCTATAACATAATCGTGTTGAGCCATTGCCTAATCCAATTTTTTATTTAAGTATATCTTAATTTAATACTAACTACCACGCCCAAATCCCGTTGCAGTATAACTAAATGTTTTGTCTTGTACAGCGTTACTTGCATTTAAGAATTTTATATTAAAACCACTACCTGTAATATTTGTAATTTCAAACCTATCTGTACTACCTAAATCATTAGCAAATATTCCAATACTAGGTAACTGTGTACCTGCACCAACACTTGTTCCAGCTTGTCCTGTGAAAAATGTGTGGTCGAAAGTAATATTTAGACCAGACGATGATGTGCCAGATGCAATATTAGATTTTTGTTCTGTTCTTCTATCCAACTCTGCTGTATAACCTAATTGATCTATTTCAATAGATTGTGCTGGATCATCTGAATCCATTTCACATCTAAATCTAAATCCTCTTGCAATAAATGTTCCATTTGCAAAAGTGTTAAACCTAGAAAATGGTTTACTAATATTACACTGCGAACCATCTGAAATACTGGCACTTGTATCTGATCTAAGTCTGAATAAAGAAGTGTTTACTACTTGTATTACCTCATAAAAACCAGAAACACCACCACCTGATGTTGCATTAAATTGTATAAAGTCTCCTACTGTTAAACCATGACCTGTAGCATTAGAAACAGTAATTGTTGTACTGCCTTGCCCGTATGTTGCATTTTGAGTTGCATCAGGGTCAAAATCAGTAGTAGCAACCAATAATTTTGCATTAACATCAAATGCAGTAGCAGCATCAAAATCTGTCCAGGTATCAATATTACCTGACCTCTTATCAATTAAATCATTAGGATAAAAACCTTGAGAAACAAAATGACGTTTTAAACGTAATGGTTGTTTACCACCTAAATCTAAAGTATTCGCAAAATCATAGTGACCACCAGTAATATCTACAGCACCAATAAAGTCAAAATCAGCAATAGCATCAAAATCGGCTTCATCATCTAGTGTTGCTAATGATCCAAGAACAAGACCATTTACATCATCAGAAAAGAAACAGTCAACTTTATTTCCTGCAAAAGGAGGAGAATCAGAATCTTCTCGATCTACTAATACTGATAATTTAGGTTGAGGATCAGGAGTCGTTACAACAACAGAAGTCTCTCCAGAACTTAGTCTGCCACCATCATCTCTAAATTTAAGGATATATTCTCCATCAACTGCTGGTACTAATGTCTCAGATACGTTTCCTGGTAAAGCAGGAATAATATCAACAGAATTAGTAAATGTACCTGTTCCGTCTGTAAGATTACTATGTCTGACAACTACGTTTCCACCATGCGTAACATCAATATCTGTAGCCTTGTCAAAACGTAATCGTATAAATTGATCTGACACTGGTTCGACAAGTAAACCCGTTACATCTTGTGGTAATGCTGTTTTTCCAACAGCTTCAAATTCAATACTTGAAGATGTAGCTGATAATTGATCTAAAACGTTATAAGAAAACACTTGAATTGTATAAGTACCCTTTCTACTGTTCATTATTTCAAAATCAGGTCTAGATACTTTTTCACTTATAAAGTTGTCATTACCAAATCTATAATTAACTTGGTATTGCGTTACACCGACAATAGGTTGCCAACTGATAACAATTTTTGATACAGCTTGATTGTTAATAGGAAATATCTGTTCTGTAGCAGCAAGACCAGCAGGAGGATCTTTTAATTCAGTAAGATTTGATGTATTACGAGTAGGTAAGGCTGTTCCATCTTCAATAAACGCATACTTACCCTCAACATAAGATAAAGCTGTAATTCCGTAATTTATACCATCTTGCTCTTCAACTGCTATGACTCTAAATAACTGAGCCTGTACTGATGTATTTTGCAGTAACCAAACTGTATTTATATTAGGTGTTTGTGAAAATGCTTCAGAAACAGTAATCGTTCCACCTGAGATAGATGAGACAGGCTTACTTTCAAAACTTCCATCAGGTAATATCAAACTCAAAGTTGGATTTTCAATTGTAGTAAGATCTGTTGCATTAATATCATCAACAGTAACAATAGTTGTAGAAGTAACTGCTTTCAATCTTCCACCTCTTCTTACCCCTGCTCTTACTGGATCGTTTATTTCAATAACTGCACCAGGTCGTACTACTACTCCAGAATCTATTGATGTTGTAAAGGTACAAACCTCACTTTCATTATTTTCGGCAAACAAAATTGACCGACCTAATCTTCTAGCTTGATTGCGAGAAGTACAGGCAAATGCTTTTACTTGTTTAACCACAGTTCCTATCTTGGCTTTTATTGTGGCATCTTCTACAACTTCAAAATCTACTTCTTGGTTATCCATGTTGTAGTAAGAAACAGATACAACACTGTGTCTAGTTTTGAGACTGCTTCCTGAGTAACTAAATCCACCTTCTCCTACGTTAGATAAAGTGAATAAATAACTTGGATCGGTTGGCTTATCCTGTGTAATAGTTATCGAACCAGCAGACCAAATAGGCATACATCTCATCACACCAGCTAATTCATTAATAAGCTCAAAAGCTTCTGAAGGACTTTGAATATTTACGTTGCAACTAAATCTGGCTTCTTGACCTCCAGCACCATCATCAACAAGAGTATTCGCAAACTTACTCGCATTTACAAAACTAAAAAGATCAAGAGAACTATCTGTTATATGTGCTCCGAATCCATATCTATCATTTGTAAGGAGATCAAGTAATATCATCGCAGGGCATGAAGTCCATGTAGCAGCACCCATAACCCCATTAAAAATATAACCAGTGGGATACACTATTCTGCCTGTATTATTGTCCACACTTGGAGTACCAGAACTAGACGCTCCTGCACCTGGAATCCTTACTTTTATTCCCCTAATTCTAAATTTACGCCTGGGAATGGAACTAAACTGCATCGAGTCTAGTCTTATCGAGCTATATGCACTATTTAAGTATGTTGAAGCATCGTCAATAATTTCTCCAAAACTTGTCCATTGAAAAGTATCTTGTAAGTTAGTTTCTGTAGCGTCTGCGGTAACTCTACTAACTCTTATATCTACGGGAAATGCACCAGTAATATTTATACGAAAATCTTTTTGGTACGCATCAGCAGTTCTACCTGTTACTCTACCTCCATTAGAAGGTGTAATTATATCTGTAAAACCACCAGAATTATATTGAACAGATATTTTAAATTCAACAGTAGCACCAAGCAAATCTCCTTCATTGGTAGCTCTTTGTAGTTGTGGAAAAGTAATAGATACTCTTACAGCATCAACATTTGTATTAGTTATCTGACGAGTAACAGGAGTGCTTGCGGTAACTGTAACCCCAACAGAAGTTGTTGATACACTACTTTCAATTCCTGGTATTTTAGTCTGACTACCAGTACCAAAACGAGGAGTAAACTGTACATTTTGAAAGTTAAAATCTGTAGTTTGTGGATCTGTAGAATCTGCTGAAGCTCTTAATATTGGAGTGTCATTAAGAAAAACATCTTTTAACGCAGCATTGTTGTACGCAGTTGTACCTTTTGTTCTACCTTCTTTTGAAGCTGTTGCAAAACCTTCTATCTCTCCTTCCGAGACAAGATCAAGAAAAGTTGCAAACTGTCTACTATGTAAAGTATCAGGCTCTCTAGTCGGTTGCGGAGGAGGTGGAGGTGGATCATTACCTTTCGCACCTCGGATAAGATGTTTCTTTTCAATCATGCTTGTACCTGTTCAGTATCAATGCCACCACTTATTACAACACTACCAGTAAATATCTCTCCGTAAACTAGAGGAACAGGAGTTCCTGCTCTTCCCGTCTGTTGCGTTCCACCAAAACTGAATGATAGCCTGGGATCTTCCTCGGAGCTAAACTCATGTCTTTTAGGTAGAGGAGTCAGCATTTCAGACACTCCAGTAAGCATTAAAGCTATGCCCAGATTTCCCACTCCTGCCATAAGTGCACTAGGGGCTGCACCTGTAGCTATGAAACCAAAACCTCCCTTTCCAAAAGAGAACCCTGCACCTGGGGCTGCTATTGCTAAACCTATCAGTGCTGCTCCTAAAAATATTTTTCCAAGACCTCTACCAGCACCAGTAATAACAGGTACAAAATGTATGTCTTCTTTACCTATAGGGTGATGTACTTCTGATTCATCAATAGAATAATTACCAACTTTTACTTGGTAATATTTAGGACTCATATACTTTTCTATCCCTTCAAAATTATTTATAAGAAAACTGACAGCACTTTTTAAAGTATCGGCTTTTACTTCAAACTCTTTATGCCCTACAAATTCTGCAAGCTCTCCATATAGTTTTATTTTACGAAACATAGCGATACCTTTTTCCTGTGCATTTTAGTAACCAAGGAGAATATGGTTCTCTACAAGATAGTCTATCGGTTAAATGATGTAATACCTCATCTCCAAGAAAAATAGCTACATGATTTAAAGTTGAATCTAAAATACTCATCAATAAAACATCTCCAGGTTGTAGCTTTTCATCTGGTCTAAGTTCTCTAAATCCTGTTCGCCAAGCGTAGCTTTCAAACAAAGGATCTTTCATAAACTCTTCTGGAGTTATTGGTCTTTCATAATCTTTTAACTGTATTCCTCTTTCTTGTTTGTAATAATCTCTTACCAAACTCCAACAATCTGTAATACCCCATACCCATTGACGACCTAATAAAGGTGCTTCGTATCCTTGTGGCTCGTAATATCCCCATTGTTTTGTTTTTGGGTTAACGATATGCCAAGGTAATTTACTTTGTTCACAAGCAACTTTATCTGCCTGACTAGCTATCGCTGGAGTTGTTGGGTGACTATGAACAACAGCAACTATGTCTCCTAAACTATCTGCCTTTACATAATCTTCTGGATCGAGAATAAAACATTGATGTGCTGTCATAGATAAATTACGACAAGGATAATATCTTTCCTTACCTCTAATATTTAGTAAAAGACCCACAGATTCTTTAGGATCTTCAACTTCAGCGTGATTAAGTGCAGCTTCTTTCCAGTTCATGTTTGAATAGTACCGATAGAGGGAAATTCGGCTCTAGTGCATTGTCTTTGTGGGGCACGAATACCCGCAAGATCAAATACAGCAGCTAACTCAAATTGAACTACATCTCTGTTTTCTGTTGATTTTCTGTCTATTTTGTATATTTCCTGTGGAAACTCTGCTGTAGGATCTGGTGTTCCATAAGGATTGACATTGCTAGGAAAATTAACAGCATCTATAAATCTGGCAAGAGTTCTTATCCTCGTCACAGTTGCACCAGTAAGATCATTTCCAGCAGTCGTAGCATTTACAGCAGCCAGTATTGCAGTAATAGTTCCCAGAGCATTACTGACAGTAAGTGTCGGCCTAGGTAATTGACCTTTTTGAAATGCAAAACCTTCTGCTTTTACAGGGAATCTTTGATAACTATTACCAGCCCAAACTATTTCTCCATTATCTTTCAAAGAAGAACCAGCATGAAATCTGTAAACTGTGGTTGCTCCATGCAAACTATTGTCTAAGGCTAGTGTAAATAATTCTATTACCGATGATGGGTTTATATTCTGGAGATTGCTAACGATAGCAGCACTACTCATGGTTCAAAAACCTCTCTAAATGTTGTCTGGATTGTGGCTCTATTGTTATATGGTATAGATTTTGACCAATTTTCGCAAACATACA